TTCTTCTTAGCTTCGCAAGTGCTTTCGCTTCGGTAATCCTAACTGTTTGACGACTAACACCTAAGACCTCTGCGACTTCCGAGTACGTCATAAAGTGATGCGGGTTTGTTGGGTTTGCCATTAATCCTCCCACACTTCCATAGAGCCTTCGTTCATGTCGCACAAGGTTAAGTCACCAGCCTTGTACGCCTCCATCTCTGATTCGTACTCAGGCTCAGACGTGTACGCCTCGCCCCCATCTCTACCGATGATTGTGTATCCCCACATAATTTTCTCCCTTAAAAGTAAAGGCCGCTTAAAACGCGGCTTGGATTTCTGCAAAGTTGTCGAACACTTCTTGGGCTTTGCCCATTAGCCAGCTGTAATATGTACGGCGTTCCTCTCTAAGTTTTTGAGTCATTTCACCGGCAGTGGCATGGCGTCCATCAAGAATGTGAAGCTGGTCAACAAGAAACTGCTCATCGAGAGCGTTAGCCAAGCGGATCAAAGCAAATGTGTGATCGTTGGCTTCTGTTTCTGTGGCAATTTTTTGGATGGTTACTGGATCTAAGTTATTCATTTCTATCTCCCTTGGTAAGGGCCGCTTATGCGGCCACTCCGTAAACTGCTTCGTATACTGCTTCAGTCATTCCGAAGCCAGAATCTTTTACCGCCTCAATGTCATCTCCGAATCCATTTTCGCGCATAATGAGCTGATCGAAAAAAGGAAAGGTCGCGGCGTCATCGCGATCGAGAGCAACAACAAACTGGATGTCCCAACCGCCTTGGCCAGTGACAGGATTCTTTGTGTAAATCTCATATAAATTGAACATTTCATTTATTCCCTTAGTAAGTGATGAACAGATAATTGCATACCTAAATATCAAAGTAAACACTTTTTGTTTATTTATTTGATGTTTTTGTTGGTGGGGTGTTGTAAATATACATTTGTGGTATACTCATCGGATGTGTACTACAGTGAAACGAGCGATGTTCTGCACTCGTAATAATGTCCAGCACATTGAGAACCTCGGTATAGTTTGCGAACTAGTCGGGCGACTCAAAGGTTTAACAGAGTCCGAATACTTGGATCTTTGTGCGATAAACAAGTTGGAGAATATGCGAGCGTTAGAGATGGCTAAACATTACCCAAGTCACTAAGGCTAGGGAATAACAGGCCGAAAAGGCCGCGGGGCTTTGCACCCCCAAAAAAAGGGAGAACGACGTGGAATTGAATTTATTAGAGCAGTACCCGGCGCGAGTAGTGGCTGGCATTATCTTGTTTGTAGCGGCTCTAGGTATTGTGGGTAACGCTGATATGCAAGATCAGATTGATCAGCAAGAGTGGTACTGCGAGAACGTAGAGATCTGGGTAGCGTCCAATGGTCGCAACGGTCATCCTGATTACAAGGGTATAGATTGTGAAGCTGACCTATAAGCAGGTACACGAAGCCGCTAAGATGGAAAGCGATGGTGTCGAGGTATGGGCGCTCTCACAAATCTTCGATGTACATGACATGACGATGCGCAAATACTTGAGAGCCTATTACAAGTATGGCAAGTCATTTTGGTCACGTTATCCAACCGAGGTAGAACATGGCGGATCATCGGCATAAACTAGACAAGGAAACGCGAGACAGACACTTTCCTGAGTACAATGGGGGTAAGGGGTCAAGACCGCGCAAGTTCGCAACCAACAGTAGTCAATCCTACAAGGATGGCTGGGATAGGATATTCGGTGGCAAAGACAAGAGCGCAACTTAGCAGAGAGACACGCCAAGCCGAGATGCGGAAGAAGATTGAAGCATCAGGGTACGAATCGCATGTCCATGAAGTCGTTAAGAAATTGCTTGATCCAGAGCAAGAGCTTGACTCTATCGACGTACAGCGTATGAAGTCTGCGGCTGACCTGTCTATTAAGATGATGGCTAAGTTCATGCCAGACCTTAAATCAACTGAGATCACTGGCCCTGATGGCGGTGGTTTAGTCGTTAACATCCAGCGTAAGAGATTCGATGGCGAAGAATGATCATGATTTATTCCTACATGAGTTTGGTATATCCGACGACCTTGAGCGCGCCGTTATGTCCTACACCGGCGATCTCGATTTAACCGAGATTGATGGCGTCAGGTTGGGAAGCTCTGAGATACATGGCGAGGGTACGTTCGCAACCAAGCACTTTAAGTCGCCCTATTGCGTAGGTCATTCAATCTTGCGTAACCAACGCACAATACTCGGTCGATATATGAATCACTCCCCTGAGCCTAACTGCATACCGGTTAGGGCGAGCGATGGAATACTGGTCGTAGCAATCAATGATGTATGTGAGGGCGATGAGCTACTGATCAACTATCGAGATGTAATGTATGCCCGCGATTGAATACGTTATGAAGCCGCAAGGCGTGGTGCTAGAGGAGTTCGCTGACTGCCGCGCTCGTAACTCATTCATCATGGGGCCGCTAGGCTCTGGCAAGACCGTCCAAGTTATCCTCAAGCTCTTAGAGTTGATGTGCCAGCAGGCGCCAGTCACAAGAGAATCCCATCCCAACTACGGTGTTCGGCTTAGTCGGATCATCGCCGCTCGAAATACTTACAGTGAATTGTTCTCAACGACGATCAAGGATTGGATCGAAGTTCACGGGGACTTGGGTGAGTTCAAGCAGGGCAACAAGGAACCGCCAACGCATCGACTTGAGTTCAAGCTGGAGGATGGGACAACGGTTAAGAGCGAAGTCATCTTCATAGCCTTTGATCGCCCTGAGCACGTCAAGAAGGCGAGGGGTATCCAGACCACTTGGGTGTGGCTAAACGAAGCTAAAGAGCATTCTAAAAGCGTTGTGGACATGCTTGACCTGCGATGCGGTCGATACCCGTCGATGAAGGAAGGCGTTAAGCCTACACATTACGGAATGCTGGGTGACTCTAATGCTCCAGATGAAGATCACTGGTATTACAAGCTGGCTGAAGAAGACAGGCCAGAGGATTGGAAGTTTCACCGTCAGCCGGGTGGTGTATATCGCGAAGGGGACGGATGGTACCTCAACGAAAAGGCAGAGAATCTTAATAACCTACCGGAAGGCTACTATCGTCGTGGACTACAGGGGAAAACTGATGATTGGATCAAGGTTAATCTCGCGAATGAGTACGGCTTTGTATCGAGTGGCAAGCCAGTGCATCCGCTTTACACTGACTCTATACATTGCCTTAGCGATCATTATCGCCCTAATAGTGACGCTCCCGTTGTCCTTGGCTTTGACTTTGGCCGCACTCCCGCTTGTGCTTTTCTGCAACGCGATACGTTGGGCCGCTGGATATGCTTCGACGAATTCTGTCTGACTGACTCCGGGGCGGTGGACTTTGCACCTAGCCTCAAGCGATACATAGATGCGAACTACCCGAAGATAAAGTTCAGAGGTTGGGGTGATCCCTCTGGCGATAACAAGAACCAAGCGAATGCCGATACACCGTTTAAGATCATGCGAGCGGCTGGCATACCTTGCACGCCTACACTAACCAACGATCCTGCATTGCGACGTGCGGCTCTCGAACTACCGATGAAAGAACTCTGCATGGATGGCAAGCCACGCTTCTTGATTAGCCCTAAAGCACGAATGATTCGTAAGGGGTTGCAAGGTGGTTTCTGTTATCGACGCATACAGGTATCAGGTGAGAAGTACACCGATGAGCCAGACAAGAACGAATACAGTCACCCGGTCGAGGCATTGGAGTACGCATTGCAGGGCGAAGGCGAAGGCAGACAAGCACTAAGTAGCGGACAGGTAAGGCGACCAGTGCGGCAGATGAAGATGGACGTTCGTGTCTTCTGATATTGCATACGTGGCGTTCTCTATTGACGAGGGGCATTGGTGGTCATGGATGTTGCACCCCGAGATCAGGCACTGTTACGTCGTGATTCCGAACGATGGCGAGTGGCTTGCGCTGGGCAAGTCTACTGAAGGCATAGAGATAATGATCGTCGATAACATTACCGATGTAGTCGAGAACGATATTCTGATAAAATCGCAAGTTCATAGGCCCAAGCGCGGTCTGTTTATGTTGAATACGTGCGTTGGGTATACGAAGCAGGTGTTGGGTATAAACAAGCCGTTTATCTGGACGCCTTATCAACTGTATCGGTATTTGGAGAAGCAGGATGGCAGGTAAGTTTCGACAGAGCTTGCGCGGTATCGACAGGATACACCGCAAAGGCTTCAAGAAGATTGACCGGGTTCGTAGAGGCAAGAGCCTTTTAGGTGAGCTTGGTGTAAGTGGCGGCGGTAAGCGCAAAGCACCTCAAGACGTCATCGGTTATGACGGTAAAGACTTCACACGTAACGGGGAAAAGACCACCCGTGACTCGTTAAGGATGGGATGAAATGAAATCACCGAAAGCACCTAAGCCCACAGCACAGGCAATCGCTGTCGAGCGTCGTCAGCAAGTAGCGTTAGACAAAGAGATCGAAGAGCAAGAACAGCGTCTCAGGGCCGCGAGTCGCGGCAAGCTAGGAATTAAGTCTCTCTTGGGCGGTGTACCAAGTAGCCGCGCAGAGGCCGCTGGAGGTCGTGCAGGAGGCTCTACGGCTCGCACCATGTTGGGCATGGGCGGTATGGGCGGAGCTACTCGCGGCGGAGCTGGTGGCGGTATGCGCTCTGGTCCGTACTCTGGCACACAAGCACAACTTAAATAGGTAACACTATGAGCTTGCCCCCGCATCTTGGCTCGATCCAAGACATAAAGGAACGCGAATCCAAAGCATTCAACACTCAAGCAATGTGGCATGACCAGTTGCAAGACGTGTACGAATACTTTCTACCGCAACGAAACCTGTTTGATACCGAGAACACCGGCCAGAAGAAGATGGATCGCATCTTTGACTCGACTGCGTTGACAGCTATCCAACAGGGGGCGAGCAAGCTACAGGAAAATATTGCTCCGATCTGGTCACGCTGGGCTACTTTCCAACCGACCGAAGAGATCATCCGGTTGCTTGAGTCAGGCCAGTTCGATGTATCCGAAGAGGATGTGCGGGCTAACCTAGATCAGCAGTGCGAGCTTGTCTTTGACTACTTGAACCGCTCTAACTTCCACACGCAGTTCTATGAAGCGGCGCTTGATCTTCTCGTGGGTACGGCAACCATGAAGATCGAAGAGACAGACGATGAGACCAACCCTATTTGCTTTCACACAATCCCACAGAAGGGCATTGCGTTTGAAGAGGGTCCATACGGAACGGTCGAGACACACTGGCGACGGTTTGAGGTTAAGGCTCGTTTGCTAGAGCGCATGTGGCAGGGCTTTGAAGCGTCACAGAATGTACGCAACATGATCGAGAACAGCCCGAACACTGAAGTGCGTGTATCTGAAGGCGTGATCTTTGACCCTAAGAGCAAGCGATACTATGGATGCTTGTGGGTTAACAACGAAAAGTCTTTCTCATGGACTCAAGATTTCGGCGAATCAAGCCCTTGGGTCACTGGTCGATACACTAAGGTAGCTGGTGAGATACGTGGTCGTGGTCCAGCGATGCAGTCATTGCCCGATGTACGCTCACTGAACAAGGCTAAAGAGTTTGTCTTGCAGAAAGCCGCTATTGACCTTGCAGGAATGTACACGGCTACTGACGACGGTGTTACGAACCCGTACAATATGGTCATTGCACCCGGTGTCGTGATTCCAGTCGGGTCAAACAACACCAACAACCCTTCTATTCAGCGCCTCGATACAGGATCGAACCTTGCTCTCGCGCAATTTGAAATCGTCGAGCTTCAGAACGCTATCAAGTTGGCAATGTTCAACGACCTGCGTGATCCTAGTGGTCCTGTTCGTAGCGCCACTGAAGTTGCTATTGAATCCAGAGAGCTTGCAAAGCGGATCGGGTCGGCATTTGGGCGACTTCAGACCGAGGTACTCATACCAATACTCAAGCGTGTCGTCGCTATACTGACTCGACGCGGATTGATTGTCCCTATCGAGCTTGAAGGGCGTGACGTCAAAGTTAAGTTCACATCCCCACTAGCACGAGCGCAAGACGGCGAAGACTTAATGGCTGTCCAGCAGGCCGTGCAGTTCGTATTGGGTACGTCTGGCCCCGAGCAAGTGCAGATCGGCTTTAAGATCGAGGACTTCGGTACATGGGCGGCAACCAAGACGGGTATGCCTTCTGAATTGGTACGGTCTGAGGTAGAGAAACAGCAGATCATCCAAGCTGGCGCACAAGCTCAGATGCAACAACAACAACCACAACAAATGGAAGCTGAATGACTTGGGAAACAATTGAGGGCGCAAGCCCAGATGCCAAGAGACAGAAAGCCAAAGCACAAGAACAGATAACAGAACTCACCAAAGCCTACGCCCGATGCTTCAATACTGAAGACGGGCAGAAGGTATTGGAGGATCTGACGCGTCGCTTTCTATTCGATAACTCAACCGCCCTATCTAGCCAGAACGTCGCGTATGAAGCGGCGTATCACAATGGTGAAGCGGGTGTTATCCGTATGATCATCCACTACATACAGCAGACGGAGAGACTATGACGGAAGAACCCAAGAAGCGGACGCGTAAAGCGAAGCCCAAGTACGAGGTATGCGGTGAGAACACTGATCACCTCGCGACGATTGGCTGTGAACTTGAATGGCTTGACCGGCTACATGAGCGGTATGGCTTTGAGAAGTTCGAGTACCTGCACAAGTTTCGTGCTTTTAGGTGCTACAAAGACGGACAACACGTTGATTGGATCGACGTAAACGATCTTGCTGTGATCAATGGCAAGCGCAGGGTGGAAGTTATCCTGTTAAGGCACCAACCCATAAACCCTAAACGAGCAGTAATTCAATATCCTTGGAGATAATCATGGAAGAACAGGCCGTAGAAAGTAACGACACCCTGCAATCATTAGTAGACGCCGCAGAACCCACATTAGGTGAAGGCGAATTCTTTTTGAGTGATGGGATCAAGGGCGTTGGCGACCAACCCGAGTGGTACAAAGCCGACAAATACAAGTCAGTAGCAGAGCAAGCCAAGGCATACACCGAGCTGGAGAAGAAGTTTGGTGGATTCACTGGCGCACCTAAAGACGGGTACTCCGTTATTGAAGGTGTCGAGTCAGATGACGCGTTATGGCAAGAGCTAGTATCGTTTGGCGAAAAGACCAATATGTCGCAGTCTGCGATGAACGACGCATGGGAATTGCTGTCGGCTCAAGATCAGGCGGCTGAAGAAGTATCAATGGAAGTTGAGCTTCAGAAGCTAGGCGATAACGGCGTGGAGCGTGTCAAGGTTGTCGAGCAGTACATGAAGAACAATCTCGATGGCGATACATACGAGCGGTTACGTTATGCCGTGAACAGTGCTGAGGCTGTCGAGCTAATCGAGGCTCTCGTTAAGTCTACGGCCCCTGCTAAGTTGCCGATTGATGGTTACATTGAGCCAGGTGGTCTTACGTGGGAAGACATCGAATCTGAGATGTACAAGAAGTCTG